TTACTTTTTCAATCTGGTTTGCAATAGACCAAATCAAAAATTATTAATGGAGCATAAAAAATGGTTAAAACAGTTAAAAAAGAATATCAAGTTTATGATTATAATGATTTAAAAGATAATGATGAATTATTTGATAAATGTTATGATAATTGGTTATCTAATCCAGATAATATTAATGATTGGTCTGATGAGAATATAGATAGTTTTAAAACTTTTGCAGATCAATTAGATATGAAAATTGATTTTTCATTATGTAATGCAGAATATCCAGATAGAAGTTGTTATATAAAATTAGATAATACTAATTATTATTATATAGCGACTAATGATAGAGTAAAACGTATATCTGAATATATTAAAAATTATAAAGGTAATGGATATTATATTTGTGATAATTTAAAAACCTATGCAGATAAGTTAATAAATAAATGGGATAAAGATTATTCAATAAATGATTTTTCAAAAGATATAGAAAATAAAATGTTTGATTTATGGTTTGAAGATAATCAAAATTATTTTTCAAAAGAAAGTTTCTTACAATTAGTTGAGTGTAACGAATACGAATTTTATGAAAATGGAGACATAGCATAATGAAAAATAGAATGTACTCATGTTTAAGATATAAATATAAAAATGATTTTATTGATACATCATTACATAATAATAATGGAATAATAGATTATATGAAAAAAAATAATATACCAGAAACAGAATTTAAGAATTTTAAATTTGTTTCTCAAATGATGGAGTATATAGATGACTAAATTAGAGATCGCAGAACTGGTATTTCTATTAACAAGCCTGTTTATACTTGTATACGTTATATAGATACCTATTTAAAACGAATTTAAAGCCTATACAGACATATTTTATAGGCTTTGGATATAGTGAGTCAGAATTATAAAAAAAACAATGGAGAATAAAAAAATGGTTAAAAAAGAAAAACTATCAATAACAAGTAATAACATTAAAATAATTTCAGATATGGTTATGTCATTATATGCAGATGAAGATAATCAAGGCGAATTTGATGAAAAAACGACACTTAAATATGCTTTAAATTATTGCATTGATGTTATTGAGGATAAAGAGACAATTTTAGATGTAAATTTCTTAGAGGGAGAAGAATAATGACTAAAAAATTAACAGTTGAAGAATTAGAAGATAGATTATGTGATGTGGAGAGTAGATATTACAATGGTTACAGTCAAACTGAATATTGGTGGAGAGTGAGCGGTGATGTTGAACCTACAGATAGAAGATTGTGGACAAGATATATTAAATTATTAAATAAAAGAAAAATGGAGCAGAATAATGACTAAAAAAACATATACAATAATTGCTACTAGAGATGATTATGTGAAAATTAACATATTAGCTAATTCTAAAGAAGAAGCCTTAAAAAATGCTATAAATGATAACCACGAAAGTGAATGGAAAAGTTATGATATAGGAAATTATAAGTCTTATGAAATTTTAGAGAGAGAATAAACCTATATAAAGCCATAATGATAAGCTAAAATATCTAAACAAATCTTAAACTTCTTAAAAGGTGTTTTTTTATTGGTTAAACGTAAACTTATCTTATTGGCTTCTGATAATGTCATATTATCCAATACAACATATTCAAAAAATTTAACCATTTTATAGGGAATATTTTTTCTTGCCGCCTCATATTGTAATTTAGAGTTTACAGCATTTTCTGATATTTCAAGTGGATTATGAGTTTCAGATCGCTCTTTATAGCTAGATATAATAGATGGATTATTATGACCTATTTTATAATTCATATAATATTTTGTGCCTGCACTATATTGTGAGTTAGAAATATCTTTTCTGGATAAATATTTATTTAATATATCACAATCAACATTCTTTAAAATGAAAGTACCAGCTTTAGCAGTCTCAAGATATTTATAATTGCCTTTCTTTACAGTCTCAGCAGTTGGCAATATTATTTCATTTTTAGTAGGTTTCAAATTGTAACCCTGTAATATTTTGTATTTGTTTAAATTCGTAATCATAACGTGATTTTCCAAAAATTGCTTTAGTTGGATTATTAGCTATATAAAATATCGTATGGATTACAAATTTTTGACTATTTGGTAAATATTTTTCTAATAAAGTAATTTCTTTATCCGTAATTTTTATAGGACTGTTTACACCTTTAAATGTTAAACTTTTTAAACAATCTGGATCAGGTTTTAAAGTATTGTTATAATCTAATTGATGCTTTTTAAAGATATATAAACCATTTGGCATATATTGGCTTTCATAATTGACGAACCAATGCTTAAAATAGCCTTTACAGTAATCTAAAAGCTGTTCCTCATTACAATTTGATAAATGAGATGGAAGATTTTTTAATGTTTCTTCAACAGCGCTTTCAATAAAAAATTCCTTGTCCTTACTTTTCCAGATTTTTCCATAATGTTCGATTACTTTTAAAATAAAATTCTTATAGATAAGCTTTTCTTTTATATCGTGAGTTAGAATTGCAGATAAAATATCTTTTGTAGTTTCTATTCCTTGCTCTAATACGTCTTTTGTAAAAACTTTTTTCTCAGCAAGAGATAGCTCGATTTTAGGATTTTTATTTAACCAACGACTAAATGCCATTGAATATGATTTGCGTGTTCTTTTTTTATCTAAATGCCATTTTTTAAATATTTCATATTGTTCGTTAATATCAATATTATTTTCTTTGCACAAGGTTTCTTGTTTATGAGTGAATTTTAATTTTAATAATTTATCGAATGTATTATCTGCCATTATGTTAAATTCCATTTTTTTTATATTCCTTTAGTGTTTTGTTTATATTAATATTAAATTAAGTTAAGTTAATATTACAGAGACTACACAGTCAGACCAAAAAAATCGCCATAGTTAAGAATAATTATTAACTAGCTACTTATATTTAATATCAAATTTGTTCTCAAATTGTTGTTTTCTTTGGTTTTTCTTCTTATTGTTCCAACTCTCTCTCGTTAACTTTTTTCGTAGTCCTTTTTCAAAAAATTCCAAAATAAATTCACTTTTTATGTAAAATTTATCATTTTTTTGCTCAAAACTTACATAAAAATTATAATTTTCTGCTGTTTCTTGTAAATTTTTTACGTTAATTTTTAGTTTTTTCTTAGCAAGATTGACCTCAATAGGCTCACAATTCCTTCGCCAAAGTTCCAAATATAATATGTATAAATCTTTCGCTATAACTACACCAACATCATGCTGTATGTTTACCATTTCAGCAGTTGGTACGTTAAAAAAAGGTAAATCTTTATTTTTATCCATTATGTAATATCGTCTATCATTGTAAAATTTGCAATAGGTATTTGCACAACAGTTCCTATATCACGTTTATCATTGCGATAATTTATAGGTTGATACCATAATGTTTTTTCATTTTCACAATCAACATCTTCAAAATCAATCCACCCTGTTTTATTATCGCCTTTCCATTTAACAAGAAATATTACAGGCTTACCCCAATTTTTTCTCAATCGTTTAGCATAAGAAAATTTATTTAAACTGCATATTATTGTTGGATAATCAGTAGATTTAGCATTTCTTACTCTTATTTCCACCCAACCAGCGATTGATCCTTCTCGCCACATTGAATAGTCTATTGGGTGATAATTTGGCTCTTTTTTACTATTACAACGCCATTTTAAATTAGCTATTTGTATTAGCCTTTCTTCATTTTCTAAATCTTCTTTATCCTCATAAATGCGATTATTCATATCATTGCCTCATAAATTTATAAAAATCATTTGGAGTTACTTGTCCGTTAGTAATCCTGTAAATTAATTCCATTTTATCAGGTCGTGGTATTACATTCCTCATATAACGATAAACATTTCTGTGATGAGGTTCGTCTATCTTTTCAGCTAAATCCTCAATACTCATTTTTTTTTCTTTAATATATTCGTTTAAAGTCATTATCTACCACCTAAAAAAAGAAGTGCTGCAATTAATAAAACAGCAAGAGCTATCCCAAACATATTATTTTTTGCTACTGGTTTTTCTCCATAGGCTTCATTGTGTGCTGTATTAGGATCGTCTTTAATATAATGCCCTTTAGAGTTTCTTGCTCTTGTTCTTTTCTTGCTAACCTTAGTTGTTTTTGCTTTCGCCATTTTAATCTCCATAATTATTTCTTTTAAAGATAATTCTATTCTCAAAAAATGTCAAACAATATTAGCATTTGATATTATTATCTTTTTATGATACACTAAGTTTTAAACAATGGAGAAAATTATGAAAAATAAAATAGAAAAAATTACTTTTGCAAGTACAGAACTTAAAGGTGTTGAGCTTGATGTTTATATTGGTGATAAATTTCAAATTCAACATGGTGGTAATCAACATGGTAAAGGTACAGCATTATTTCAATTAACAAAAATTACCAAAAAGGGAAATTTATACGGATTAAAAACTTCTTTAGATACAAAAAGAATTTTTAATAAAAATCATAAATTAAATCTTGATACCTTAATAAGACCTGCATAATTTTATTATTAGGGGGATAACTTTATCCCCCTCTAAACATCTTGCTTTAGGTTTTGAAATCATTAAAAATCACATCTATGTTGAAAGAAACTTTAAGAGCATATATAATAATGGGCTTGGCAGTATTTGCTGTTATGGGATTAGCTTTTGCTGAAGATAACACAAATGTAATCACAAATACAACGACAACAACTTCTACTGTAAATTCAAACAACAGCAATACCAATGTTAATCAATCAACAAATAACAATACAAATTTAAACACGAACAACACAACGATAAATCAAACAACTAATTCAACATCAACTAACAACAATACCTCAGTTAATACCAATACCAATAGCTCTACAAATAATTCTACGTCAAATGTTACTAGCAATATTACTCAAAGTGTTACAAGCAATATTAATCAATCAACAGACAACACCTCTTTAAATACAAATAATAATACCAATGTTTCGACCTCATCTAGTTCCTCAAGTGTTGAAACTAAAAACGAAAATATTAATTCATCAGTAAATAATAACAATAATAATAATGTAAATAACAGTAACAGCAATTCTCGTCAGGTTGTAACACAACGTATTAAAGGACAAGTTAGTTCTGCTATTGCTCCCTCTATCAATTCATATAGTCAGTTAGTATGCACATCAGGTACTTCAACATCAGTACAAACAAATTTGTTTGGCATTGCAAGTGGCAGAAGTGTTATTGATACAAATTGCCAAAGGGTTTTATTAAGTCGTGAATTAGCATCACAAGGTATGAAGGTAGCCTCTGTATCACTTCTTTGCCAAGACAAAAGAGTATTTAAGGCAATGATGATGGCAGGCACTCCATGTCCTGTAAATGGATTAATTGGAGATGAGGCTAAAGCATATTGGATTTCTAATCCTGAGATACGACCTGATTGGGAAGATATAAAAAAAGAATACAAAAATTTAGATGCCAAGATATATAAGAAAAAAGATTTTTGTCGTAAATTTAAAAGTCATAAGTTGTGCTTAGACTAATATTTTTATTATTATTTAGTGTTTCTGTTCAAGCTAACGATCCTACATTTACAGTCGGAACAGAAAATATCATAGATATATCGACTACTGGAGTTGCTTTAAATCTTCAAGATGATGCTATGAGCGGAATGAAGCCTCTAGGGTTTGATTTTAATTACTACAACAACACTTATGATGAAGTTAATATAGCTATGAATGGTTTTATGACATTTAATCCAAATTTTAATGTAACTGTTAGAAGAAATTACCTGTCAGAAACATTGCCTGCTACTGGTTTTAATTATAGTATTTTTGGATTGTGGACAGATTTAATTGATAAGAATAATAATAACGGAAGTCCTTACATTCAAACTTTTGGCGATACTGGTTCTAAATATTTTGTTACTGGTTGGTACAATATAAATGAATATAGAAATAATAATTTAAACTCTTTTGAAATTATATTGTATGAAAATACTAATGCTATAGAATTTAGATACGATAAAATTAATATATCTAATCACGATATAACCATAGGACTGCAAGGGAACAATGAAGCTGTAACATATTTACGTTATGAAGATACTAATTCTACAAATTATACACGCACAGATAAATGGTCTATTAGCACAAAATTAGATGAGTCTTATTCTAATCTATCGTCAGAATGTCTTACAGACTCAAATTTTTCTGCTTTATGTAATGTTTACAATCTAGGAAATGATACAGAAGAAGATGATATATTTGATTTTATTGATGATTTAATTGAGAGCAATCAAGATTATGGCATTGAAGAAGATTTACATTTAGGTTTTACAACAGAAATTAATTACGAGACTGGCGAGGGCTTGGCAATAATTGATTACAGTATAGAAGATGTTTTTTTAGATAATGAACTTTTAACAATTATAGAAGATGAGGAATTTCATAATGAAGATAATTTCGATTTTGAGTATGTTGATGATGATTATTTTGATACTATGGGTAATGACAATGAGACGTTAGAAATACTTGATATTACTAATGCTTTGCCTGAAATTTATCCTGAAGATAATTTTTTAGAAATAGCACAGATTATTAATATTGAGTTAGAAGATAGAGAAGAAGAACAATTTTTTGAACAACCTAATGAAGAAGAAAATGTATTACAACAAGAAAGTATTGAAGAAGAAAGTCAAGAAGAAGAAGAACAAGAAGAAAGTCAACAAGAAAGTCAAATACTAGAAGAAGAAGTTTCTGAACTAGAAGAAGATATTGAGCCAGATAGACCTAGTAGACAAAGAAATATTGTGTCTAATAATGTTGCCTCAACCAATTCTTATGTGCAAAACCTAACGTCTAATATTATAAGCCAGTCAAATAATTCATCACAAACATCAAGTGGTAATGCAATTTCTAGTAACAGTAGTTTTTCGCAATCTGGCATAAGCAATCAAATCTCTGCCGAGCAAACACAAACACAAAATGCTTTGCAGTCCGTTCAGACTATCGAAGTCAATCCTATTGGTAATGACGCAATGGGAGTTGCTATTGTGCAAGTACAGACTGTAACGACTGATAGTATAAGTAATGAAATTACATCAATTACAAATGAAACAATGACATCATCTGAGGCAGACCAAGTTGTAGCAAGTGTGATCCAAAGTAACATGGAAAGTTTGCAAGAGGAGATAGAAGAAAATCAAAACGAAAGTGGTGAGTATGATGTGCAAGGACAATCGAATTTAATCGCTTTAATGAATTATAAACAAGGTTGGGGTAATTATTCTGCAATGAATATTCCAGACGTTGCTTTTTACGAACCTTATCAAATATATACAAATGTTGTTTTAAGTGATAATATTAATGCACATATATCAATGACAGAAGCCTCATCTATTGCTTTAAATAAAATGGTGAGCAGTCAGAATTTAGATTTATTTAGGAGATACTAATGAAAAATTTAATGGATAATTTACAAAAGTATTTAGCAGTAATCGGTGTAATCGGTGCTGTTGGTGGTGGCTTCTGGAGTTTTGCAGTAGCTACAAGTGAAATAAATAATCGTTTAGATAACTTAGAAGCTGTTGAGATAACATCTGTTGATGTCTCGCCACTAGAAACAAAGATAGCCATACTTGAAGAAAAGGTATCGAAGTTAGAAAAGGCTACCGATAATAGCCGCAACCCATTATTAGGTGGCTAACACAATTTCGACATAGTTCGACAACCACAAAAAAATCGTAAAATCTAGCTATTTTTATTAAATAAAATCAAAAAAATAGTCCTCACCACAAAAGGGAGGACTTGTTTTTACTGGTAATAAAAACGAGTGGAAGAATATACTGTTAAACATTGTGAGTGTTATCTGTATAATGTTCTTTCACTATATTAACGACAGCAACGTAAATCTTAGGTCTATTGATTTGTCCATTAGTTGTGGCACGAGACGTAAGAGAACCAATGAGTCAGAATCTGTAAATGAAGATTTAGAATATCTTGCTTAGACAGATAATGATGACACTTGCTGTTGTTAAATGTAAATAAGTTTCCATAAAGATTGATATATACCTGTCAAATAAAATTACAAATTAACTTTATTAATATTGTGTATTGACCTATGTGAATAATTGAGTATAATGGGGAAAGGAAATAAAATGGAACTTAAAAACAAATTAGAAGAATACAATATAAAACATTTTTCTGCCTCGCAGTTAAACATACCACTTAATCTATGGTGGTTTAAATATATAAAACTTACATCTGAAGAAAGAAAGAAAATTGAATTTGGTGTACCAGCTACAGCAGGAACAGCGATCCATGAGTCACTTGATATGGCTTTGCAAGAAACAAATCCGAATACCTTTGAGTACGATCAAGAAACAATAGATTTAATATTTGATGAGATTGGTAACAAGATTGATGACCATGTTGCTGTAAACGAAAATGATGCACAAAAGATGATTGGCTGCAAAGAACACGCACCCATAACTGCACAAAAAATGCTTGATGTAACGATTGATACTTTACAAGAAAGAAAAGGTGAAAATTCTACACCAACAAAACATAAGACATTTGTTGAAGCTAATTTTGAACAACAAATATTATGGCAACCAAAAGAACTATCTGTACCGATTATTGGCTACGCTGATATGTTAATTAATAATCCCAAAACCATAATCGAGTATAAAACCTTACAGCCACGTTTAGGTGCTGTGAAGAAAGATGGGAGTAGAGGTTTCAGCGTTGCCTCTATTCCCAAGATACCAAGATTAAATTATTTAGAACAAATTACTGTGTATTGGGAAGCTATGAACAGAGAATATTATCCTATTATTATAGTAGGTAATAAAAACAAGGCGGTGGCTTTTCACCCAGATAACTGTGAAGAAATGTCCTTTGGCAATTTAGAGTTGTACTCAAGGTCAATGATTAAAAAAGCAAGGCTAAGACAATCATTAATTATGCTTGATGACCCTATTAGTGTTTTAGATACTCCAGACTTTGTTGGTGATTTTTATTGGAACTTAGGTGATGAGTTAGAAAATAAGGCGAAAGAATTATGGCTAAAGTAGCAAAACAAAAAATGTATAAAGTTAAGGTTACACAAATTATTACAGTTCACAAAAGTTTTAAGGCGTGGAAGCCAGAACAAGCCCTTGAGATGGCTAAAGATGACTATTGGGATATGCCACCTATGAAAGCAAAGTATCTTGTTACACATATGCCTATGAACGCAGAGGTAGAGGAAAAATAATGGCAAAGAAATTAATAGATGGCAGAAAGAACGCTAAAGGTAAAAAATACAGTCATAGACCAAAGAGATATGAAAACTCTTTTTTCTGTGAGGAAACACGCAAACATTACAAGAAGCCTGATGAATAAAAAACAAAAGATACACGTTATGCTGCAGGAGCTATATGAAAAACATTGTGGTTTTGATTGGGATATTTATTGGTCAGAATTTGAAAAAAGAATGGAACATAACTGGGGTGGTAGATGGAAAGCTATTGGCAAAGATAAATATTCAAAAACATTAACGCAAATAAAAAATGGAGAGAAAGATGACTAAAAAAACTGTGTTTGAAACATTAAGCACCATTAAGATTAACAAGAAAGATATAGATAAAAAAGGTCAGTTTAATTATATATCGTGGGCTACTGCATGGGATCATGTAAGTAGGGCTTATCCAAATGTTACATTTACTAAAAAATTAAGTGACATACAAGGCTTTGTATCAGTTTCTATCACAATAGAAGATAGAACTCTTACAGAGGAATTTCCTATACTTGACTATAAAAACAAACCTGTTGCACAACCTAATGCTTTTCAAATCAATACTGCTTTTCAAAGAGGTCTTGTTAAATGTTTAGGTATGTTTGGTTATGGCTTGTTTATATACAAGGGTGAGGATTTACCACCTGATAATGTTTCACATGAAACAAAACAAGAACTACCAAAAGATGATTATGTTGATGAAGATAGCCATGCAGATAAATTAGAAAAAGAAGGTTATGAAGTTGTTATTAATAATATAAATAATATAGACGACTTACTTGCATGGGCAAAAGATAACGCTGATAAAATTATGAAATCTAATCATACTGATTATGTAAGAGGAATTTTTGCGAGCAGAAAGACTGCTCTTGAAGATAGAGTTTAATTAACCATAGGAGAAAAATATGAACTCATATAATATTACTGGTAATATTGCTAACGATCCAGAACTAAAAAATGTTGGCGAAACATCTGTATTAAATTTTACAGTTGCTTCAAACATTAACAAAGAAACAGTTATTTATAATGATTGTGCTGTTTGGGGTAAGTATGGTGAAAGTTTATCTTGGTTAAGCAAAGGTATGCCAGTAACTGTATTTGGTAAAATCTCAGGTATAAATTCTTACGTTAAAAAAGATGGTGATGCTAATGCTACGTTAAAAGTAGAGATTGGTAATGTAGTGTCTCATGCAAAAAAAGACCAACAATCTGCTGCACCATCAAGCGTTGAGCCAAATGATGACATTCCTTTTTAAATGGAAGAAGATTTAGTTAATAATCCACCTCATTATCAAGGCGATAAGTTAGAGGCTTTAGACTCCATACGAGCCATGTTGGGAGTAAAAGGTTTTATTGCTTATTGTCTTGGTAATGCAAGTAAGTATGTGTGGAGATGTACTAAGAAAGGAAATTTTCAACAAGATTTGGAGAAAGCTAAATTCTACATAGATAGGGCAATAGAAGAAAATGGAAAAATTAAGAAATAAAAAATGTTTAGATAAAACAATAGAGCATATATGTGATGATTTCCAAATATCATACATTGATTTAATATCACGCAGAAGGGTAAAAGAGCTGTCTATAGCAAGATGGTTAATATTTAATTTATTAAAAACAAACTCAATATTAAGTTTAGTTGAGATTGGCGATAAGTATGACAAAGACCATACAAGTGTTATTCATGGCATACGAGAGATACATTTAAGAAAGCCAGAACTTGTTAGTAAATATCAATCTGTTTATGAGGATTGTAAAAGATAAAATGAATGTTTTAAGTTTATTTGATGGTATGAGCTGTGGTCAATTAGCATTAAACAAAGCTAATATTAAATATGATAATTACTATGCAAGTGAAATAGATAAATATGCGATAGATATTGCACGAAAAAATTATCCAAACACTATTCATCTTGGCGACATACAAAATGTAAAAGGTGAAAATTTTATTTATGACATTGATTTAATTTTTGGCGGCTCACCTTGTCAGTCTTTTAGTTTTGCTGGTAAAGAACAAAATTTTAACGACCCAAGAGGTAAATTATTTTATGAATTTGCACGATTGTTAAAAGAGTTAAAACCAAAATATTTTTTACTTGAAAATGTCAGAATGAAACAAGAGTATCAAGATGTTATTTCTAAAACATTGTCTGATATTTACCCAGAAACACAGTTAGGTAATTTATTTGGTATTGAACCTTATGCAATAAATTCTGACTTATTTGTTCATCAAAATAGACCAAGATTATATTGGACAAATATACCAATACCAACATTACCAAAAAGACCAAATTGGAAAAAATTATATTTTCAATGGAGAAGAAGTTATTTTAGAGAAAATAAAAGCGGTGTTTGCCCAACTTTAACTGCAAATATGGGTACTGGCGGTCATAATGTTCCATTAAAATCAAAAAATAAAGAAAATAGAGTTAGTATTAATGAATTAGAACAATTACAAACAATTCCCATTGATTATACAAAAGGTGTTTCTAACACACAAAGATATAAGATGATTGGAAATGGGTGGACTGTTGATGTGATTGCACATATATTAAAGGGTATAATATAATTATTTCCAAGAGTCGCCTGATAACCAAGACACAATAGAATGTCTTACACCTTTCTTGACAGGAAAAACTTTATGTAAAAGAAAAGATGGAAAACAAACTATATCGCCTTTCTTTCTTGGTATAAAAAAATCATTCTTATTATCAACGTCAATTTTTAGATCACCGCCATAATATTTATCATCATCTGTTAGTTGAATAATTGTAGTAATTTTTCTGTTTGGTCTTTTAGAGTTTAAGTTTTGCCAGTTAATGTCCATGTGACTATCATATTTGCCACCTTTTTTATATGTCAAGAACTGAAGTGGCTCGGCAAAGCCTTTTATATCAAAGTTCCAATACTTATCATTAACAGTCTGCGTAAAACTAGAAACAATTTCAGCAACAAATTCTAATTCTTTATTGTTAGCTTCAAAGGCTTTTACATCAACACTTCTATAAGATTTATTATCGCCACCTGTCAGGCTTCCGTCTTGGGAGGGTATTTTTTTTATTTTCTCTAAGACAGTAAAAATTTGAGTGTCACTCAATGCTCGCTGCATATGGCAAACTTGTGGGATTTCCATTATTCAGATTTTGGTTCAGTCTCAATTAATATTTTAACTTTTTGGCTTTCTGGTACATTAGCATTAATACCAATGTTAGAACTAGCACAAGCTGTAACTAATCCTAATACAAAAACTGCCATAATAATATTTTTCATTTTATTACCTATAATTATAAAAGAAATTGTATCACGAGTTGAGTTTATTTACAAGATAATGTTGAACGCTGTCTGGAACAGGAGCTGTGCCTTTTATCATTCCGTTAATAGTTATCTTAGCAACGCCACATTGTTGCATCAATTCTGTCTTTGATGTTCCAGTTTTTACTATTAGTTTGCAAAATACCTTATGATCCATTTCTTTTCATCATTCTATTGCCAAACCAAAAAGCAATAATTGCTGAAAACATACTTTGTGTTTCAATATCCCATGCAGCTACTACACCTTCTAATGGGTCGTCACCTTGCTGTATGGCTATATAAACCTGTGTAACTTTAACAAAGGCAAACACAGAGAATAATAAATAAGTAATAACTGGGCGTACTGATGCTTGTAATGCACCTATAAATTTAGAGGAATTGTTTTTGGAAAGTTGCTCGGCATGAGCATAAATAGCTTTTGCTTCGGCTATGTCAGCTTCTGCGTCTAGCTCTTGTATTTTATACTTAGACATTTGTTCGGCATATTTTGCCTTTGCCTCAAGCATAAGTAAGTCTTGTTTAAATTTGGCTTTCTTTTCAAAGAAACCTAAAACGCTTGGCATGAAAGAAGTTCCAAAACCAAGTAAACTACCTAATAGACTAATCATTTTTTCTTTTTCTTTTTTGGAAAACCTTTTTTCATATTTGAATAAGCCTTTGCAGATATAGTTGATTTTTTCTTAGAACGACTTGTTCCAGCTTTTTTTCTTGCATTAATATTACGATATAAACTCATGTATTACTCCTACCATTTAACTTTATTTGCCCAGTAAGCTGCAGACATTTTGCCTTTAGCTATGTTTTTACCATGTCTTGCTTTAAATGACTTTGCTCTTTTTGTCATAGTCCTGTCACCAGTTTTACCTTGCTGACCAAAACGAATTGTCTTTATTTTATCACCTTCTTTAGCAACAACAACATGGCTCTTTGTTTTATGTTTTGGAGTGCGTTTTGCTTTATTAAATCCGCTAACTCCAGCTCTTGCTAATCTTGGGTCTTTTGCCATAATTACTCCTACGAACAAGTACACATTCTTTTTAATGTATCAAAAACTTTAGAGAATGTCATCTGTTCGTTTTCTAAAGTCATCTGTTCTGAATATATTTTTTTTGTTGTGGAAAGGTTTTCAGGTAGCATAAAGTGTATGGTACGTCTATCTAGTGCAACTAAGGCTAACATATCGCATTGTATTTTAGATATAGGCGTTTTTTGTCCACCATAGTTTGTTTGGAAATTGTATCGTGCAACAGTTTTACCACGATCTGTATGGGCTTTTTGTGTAGCTTTTACTTGTACTCGTATTGGTTTTTGTTCTAACCACGCTAATAAATCATAACCATCTTTTCCAACAAGGTCATTATCAATTCCGTAGCCTTGCAAAACAGAACTAGCTAAAAGTTCTCCTTGCAAACCAATTTTTGTGGACATCTTAGGTAAACGCTATCTTTAACAATAAGCCGATAGATGATGCACTTGCACCAATCATAATGGCTTCTATTCTATATAATCGTCTATCTATTGCCTCATATCTGTCGGCACAAGCACCAACATGGTCATCAATTTTTTGGTTTACAAGAGACGCTGTTGGTTTAGTTGCCATGATTATTCCTTATTATATTTGTGTTAGTAATTATACTACTCTTACTTTTAAGTTATTAGAGGCAAGTGATGTTATTCTCACCTTGTTTTGAGCAGGAGCATCAAAATCATAGTCAGTGCCTAAGATTGCTCCTTTGTTTAATACATTAGCATCATAGTTAATAGATACACCATCACTAGAAGGAATTGTAGTGCCACTAGATAAATTAAAGATAATCCCTAAATCTAAGTCATTAGCTAATGCGAAGTGGTTAGCATCTGCTACAGCTTCTAACTGAGTTTTATTCATTCTATTTACAGAAGTACCCATAGACTCTTGTAAAGTGGCTAGTTCAGTATTAGTTGCACCATTAGCCCAAGTTTCTGAACCATAAGTACCATTAGAGTTATATTGCCAAGTGCCTGAGTTATTACGGACAATAGACCTTATACCATTAGTGTTATGTGCAATTTTCCAAATAGCTCTATCATCAGTAGATACACAATAATAAATATTTCCACTTCCTGAAGCTTCATCAGCAGTCATAGAATTAATATCAGTCCAATAAGTAGAGTCGGTAGAGTTTGTGGTGTGTACTGCATTATAACCTGATGGAACTGATATGGCTGTTGCACTTCCTAATGCGTATTCATTTACTTTAACACTACCTCTGCCAATAATAAACATTTTAGTACCAACAGCATTAAAAGCAAGACCTTTTGGGCTACCATCTTGTGATTGAACACTAAATGCTGTACCAGAATAACTTGCACTAGAAACATTAAACCCTGTAGTTAAATTATATAAGTGTACTGAATAAGTAGATTGACCTCCAAGAATAAACATTTTAGTTCCATTTGTGTTAAAAGCTATTGATTCTACCTGTGTGGTTTGAGATGATACATCAAAGTTTCTTGTGTAACTTGCAGTGGTAACATCAAACCCTGTGGAAAGTGCATATTCGTTTACATCATCTCCATCATTACCAACAATAAACATCTTAGTTCCGTCAGTATTAAAGGCAATACCTTTTGGTTGCGATTCTTGAGAACTTAAAGCAAAGTCATCTCTATAAGAAACACTAGATAAATCAAACCCTGTAGATAATGTGTATTCACTTACATCATTATTACCACCGCTATCAATAATATACATCTTAGTTCCGTCTGCGTTAAAAGTAACATCTTCTGGGTTACCTGCTTGACCAAATACAGAAAAATTCCTTGTGTAACTTGCAGTAGAAGCATCAAAAGCAGTAGATAAAGCGTACTCATTTACGTCATCACCATTATTACCACAAATAAACATTTTAGTACCATCAGTGTTAAATGCTATTCCTTGTGGTTGCGATTCTTGTGAAGATACATCAAAATCATCTGTGTGAGAAGCCTGAGATAAATCAAAAGTTTGATCTATACCAGATAACTCTAAATCACCATCAGTTGTATTGTATATAACAGCATGCATTGTCCAAGAACCTGAAGCTACTTGAGCGTAAGACGTAGGAGCATTGGCTTGACTAAAAGTACCACTAGTAGCTGTAAGAATAAATTTACCACTATTAGCTTCAATAGTTTTACCTACATCAGCAGATGCAAATGAGCCTGAACCAAGAGCAACTGCTGTTGGTGTAATTGTATATTCATATACATTATCTGAAAAACCAACAACATACATTTTAGTTCCATCATTATTAAAAGCTACAGCAAATGGATGTGCTTCTTGTGAATTTACGGAAAAGTTTGTTGAATAAGAAGCAGTAGAAACATCAAACCCTGTGCTAAGATTATATTCATTAATATCACTACCACCACCACCAACAATAAACATTTTAGTTCCGTCACTATTAAAACTTATTCCTCTTGGTTGGGTATCTTCTGAGGATACATCAAAAGCATCTGTGTAAGAAGCTGTAGATAAGTCAAACCCTGTAGATAAAGCATATTCACTTACATCATCACCTGAATAATCAACAATAAACATCTTAGTACCATCATTGTTAAATGCCATGCCTTGTACAGATGCTGCTTGTGAGGATACATCAAAATTTCGTGTGTAAGAAGCCGTTGATACATTAAATCCTGTTGATAACGCATATTCATTTACGTCATCACCATCATATCCACAAACGAACATCTTAGTTCCGTCAGAGTTAAAGGCAATACCTGATGGGTCTATTTCTTGAGAAGATATATCAAAAGCTCTTGTATAAGAAGCTGTAGAAACATCAAAGGCAGTAGATAAAGCGTATTCGTTTACATCATCTCCTGTATTTCCACACATAAACATCTTAGTTCCGTCATCGTTAAAAGTTAATCCTGTTGGAGAATTTTCTTGTGAAGATACAGAAAAACTTTGAGAGTAAGTTACACCACCACCAATACCCCCACTAGGATTTGTAAAACTTAAAGTAGTTGAGTATGCTGAATTTAAACGTGTATAGTTTTCATCAGTTGAGTTAATATCCCAATTATTATTAGTTTGACCTGATTGTGCAACTTCTTTGGTTACAGATACTACTGGTGCAACAACATTGTCAGATAAACTTATCGTAGATTGTTCATTTGTTAAAAATGTTTTGGTTAAAGTAGCTTCGGCTGATGCTATATTTGTTAATTGTGAACCATCTACGGCAGGTAGCTTGGCAGAGCCATCTAATTGCACAACATTACTAGCAGATGTACCTGCAGTTAATGTTGCGGCACTACCTAATCCTAAATTTGTTCTAGCTGTACTTGCACTTGCTAAATCTGATAAATTTGATGCTTTTGCAGCAGCATTATCGGCTTTCGTTCCTTGTGCTGAAGTAGCATAATCAGTAGAAGCTGTTGTAGCAGCAGTTCCTAATCCTAAATTTGTTCTTGATGTTCCAGCATTTGCAACATCTGATAAATTGTTAGCACCACTTAAAAATCCACTTGCTGTAAAGGCAGCTTGTGTCCATGCAGAACCACTCCAAATAAATAATTGATTTGATGATGTATTAAAATATAAAGCACCAGTAAGAAGTGCGTCACCATCATTATCAACTGTTGGTGCTGAACCTTTTGCACCTAAATATCTGTCGTCAAAACTATCATAAGATGCAGCAGCAGATGTAGCACTTGCAGCCGAAGCTGTGGCAGAAGTTGCACTAGCAGTTGCAGAAGTTGCTGCGGCAGTTTGAGAAGTTGAAGCAGCAGAAGCTGATGTTGCGGCAGCAGTTGCTGAACCTAATATACCATCAACATAGCCTTTTGTTGTTGCGTCACCTGTAGCTGTTGGTGTGTCCAATCCTGTAACTTTATTGCTACCCATAGCAAGGTTGCCAGACAATGTACCACCACTTAGATTAAGTTTTAGTGCGTCAGCAGTATCTACATAAGTTTTTGTTGTAGCGTCATTTGCACTTGATGGTGCTTTTAGTCCACTAACAGTATTAGAATTAGCGTCTATATCGCCTGTCATAGTACCACCTGCAAGTGGTAATTTAGCAGCTATTGAATTTGTTACAGTTGTTGAAAAACTAGCGTCATCACCTAATGCTGCAGCTAATTCATTTAATGTGTTTAATGCTGTAGGTGCGGAGTCAACTAATCCTGATACTTCGGTGTCAACATAGCCTTTTGTAGCTGCATCTGTAGAACCAGAGGGCGTGGCAAGTCCTGTAATTGTTTGTGAAGTCGTACTATCCATATCTAATGTGCCATTTATGGTCACATTGTTAAATGTTGATGTACCACTTGTTGCTGTAACATTACCATCTATTGCACCAACAAACTTAGTATTGGCAGTTATTGTTGTTCCTGTAACTGCAGCAGGGGTTGTACCACCTACGACACCATCTACTGTGCCAGTTACATTGCCTGTAAGATTACCTGCAAAATTTGTATTAGCTGTAATAACTGTGCCTGTAATAGCTGCAGGAGTATTTGCACCTATAACGCCATCTATATTACCACCTGATATTGTTACAGTAGAACCTAAGTTAGCAGTAGACGAAGCTGATAAAGTAGAAAAAGCTCCTGTGCTTGCACTAGAACCACCAATAGGTGTTCCGTCTATTGTTCCACCATTAATGTCTGCTTTAGTTATAGTAACAGCTCCTGTTCCGTTAGGAGTAAGGTTTAGGTCACCATTAGTATCTAAAGTAACAATAGTGTTACCATCAAGGTGTAAATTGTCTATTTTAAGGGTAGATAATGCTTCATTGCCTAAATTAAGATCGGCAAGTTGTGACATAAGTTCACGAATAGCATTATTAATGTTAGATGGTGCTGTACCTTCAGCAATACTAATACTATTTAGGTCAGTATTATTTGATGCAGTTGCATCAAACTGTGATATTTTCGTCTTTGCCATGTTTTACTCCTGATTATCCGTTATTGCCTGTGCTGTTGGTACAGTTGCAACAGGCGTTAAAGCTGATGGTGGTATTTTTGCTTCAAATCTTTTATTTAATCTTTCTAAAATTTGATTAATTCGTGTTGTTAAAATTTTTCTATATTGTTCGCCTTTTTTTGTTTTTTTAGCGGCTTGTGCTAATAGTGGTTTTATTGCTGGTTGAGCAAGTATATAAGATATACCATAAACTACACCCACACCACCTACAGCAGCAGCTAATCCACCAGTAGCTCCAGCTACACCCAATGCTCCAACAACAGCCATTGGATTTACACCACTTGCAAATCGTAAAAACAAACTTCTTGTTACAAAAGTGTTCATAGAAGATAAGTCAGGGGTAATAGCTAAAAGATTTATGAAACCTTCTAAATCATCTGGTGTAACATCACTTAATTCTAATATTTTTTTTGTTTTTAAATATTTTGCACTTTTTGATAAATTCGAATCTAAAAAACCTAATTCACCTAATACATTTTTTGCATCAAAACCAACTTTTAAAACTGTTTTACCGCCTACATTTTCATAAAGATGTTTATGAAAAGTTTGGTCAATATACATATCTCCTAATGCTTTAAATCTTTCATCTCCTATAATTTTGCGTAAATCATCTAAAGCATCAATATCATTTTGTTTACCAAATGCTTTATTATATAAACCAGTTAATTTAGAATTTTTTGCAAAAACATTTTCTTTGCCGACTGTCGATCTTAAACCTTTGCCTACTGCTTGGCTTATTAAACCAGACTCATAACCTGTGATAGTTTGCATAAATGTTGCAAATTCATCATTTGCTTTTTCTCTTAAATCTATTGCTTTTTTAAAATCTATATCATTAGCGTATTTTGAGTTTTTACCAAAATATGACTTTTCAATTAAATTTTGTATGTTTCTTGAAATACCATAACTAGGAACTAAACTAGCATCAGCAACAGCATTTGGATTATATGGATTTAAAGTTTTTGAAAATTGTTTTAATTGAAACATAATATCTTCAACTTCTTGAAATGTAAAATTTTTACTAGGAGATTTGTTTATAAAATCTAATTGTCTATTAAGATATTTACCAAATTCATCATTTAATTGTGTTTGTGGGGGTAAGCCTCGAAATGTTTTTTTACCAGACTCATATACTGCTGGTAATTCTTTTTCTATTGCTTCTTTTAAGATATTTGCATCATATTCATATTTAGTGCCTTGCATAATTTTATCAGCAGATTTATAAATAGCATTTATTCTTTTATCTTCATTTTCAAAAAATTGTTTACCATATAAAGCAATTTGTTGACTTGCTTCTAATTCATTTAATTCTTCTTTTGGTGAAAAAGTGTATCTTGCCACATCTTGAACTTCATCTCTTAAATCTGCAGCAGCTACTTGTATTGGTCTACCTGCCAATGGAACACGCCCTAATGAACTTGTTACTGCTTGTGTAACACCACCTTGAGCTGCCATTCCTATAGGTATACCTTTAGGTTCTTTTCCCATTTCTCTTAATTGTTTTGATATAAAACCTTGATAAGTTTTTCCAGCAGAAGATGCTTCTGGACTTAAACCCACAATTTTACCGCCTAAAGTTTTAACTGGATCTTCTAAATCATCAGCAGTTTTTTGTATTGTTTGTTTTATTTTATCTTTACCTTTTGTAAAACCTCTACCAATTTTATCTTTAACAGGTTTTACAGCTTTACCAATTAAAGGAGATGCACCTTGTAAAGCTACTCCAAAAGCAGAAACTAAAGCACCTTCAAAAACCGCATCTTTTGTTTGCTGTCTATTTGTTGGTGATGGTATATTAGGATAAATTATATCTCCTAATTCATCTATAGCTCTTGATGTTGCTCCTGTTGCTGCACCTGCTATTGCTTGACCAGCATAAGGATTTTTTGTTACAGCAGTACCTAATACAAAAGAACCAACACCAGCGATTACTTCTGCTGGAACTTCAAAGAAAGGTGATATTTTTGTAGGAAATTCATTTTTATCAATAATGCCTAATTTAATAGCTTTTTGACGAACCATATCATTTCTTTCTTTCATGCTTAATTCACCAGCAGCTACTAATCTATCACCATCTTGTTTATATTGTTCAATTTCCTTTCTTACACTCATTATTTAAGACCTCTTGATTCAGCAACTATTTGTAAACCACCACCAGTATAAAATCTTTCTCTAACATTTTCTATTGGTTCTTGATTATCAAATTGTGTTACATCATAAAATCTTCTTATAGTTCCTGCGTTTTCATTTTTTCCTTCTCTTTCGCCAGACAATGATTCTAAAATTACATTATATTCTTTTAATAATTGATTGCCTGTACTTAAAGCAGAACGAGCATCTGATTTTTCTTTATTTGTAGTATTTGGGTTTTGCAAGGTTGACTCTGCTACAGATACTATTCTTTCAACTTCACTTTTTAAATTTTGGTATGAATTTGTTGCAAAACTTTCACTTTTAAAACCAGTCATTTGACTTGAACCAGCATCAAAACGCATAGGCAATATATTATTAATAGTTTCTGCTGTATATTTTGCTACTCTACCTGCAAAATCTGTTAAGAAAAATTGTTTTGTTTTTGTAACATTCATTCTAACAGCTTGTCTTGCTGCTTGTGTTTTTGGTGCAAAAGTTCTTTCTCTAAATGGTACATATTCACCAATAGCTCCAAGTTTTTCTTTAAAAGTATCTGTTATACCAAAAGCTGATATTGCATTACCTAATGCTTCTTCTGTTTCTAGGCTTACAACAGCATTTTCTTTTGCTTTTTGTATAGTTTGGTCAGGCGTTACATTTAATTTATTTTCTATATCAAATTTAATTTGCTCATTTACAGCTTGTAAAAATTGTTTGTCAGGTAAATTTGCAAACTTTTCATATCTTTTATCTTGTCTAAGATTGGTTAAATTTTCTGATTGTTGCCTACTTTGTTGTATTTCCATCATTTTACCATAAGGATCGCCTTGCATTGGTGTTCCTATAGGTCTTAATGCACCAGCTTTTTGAAACTCTTGTGCTACTGCAAGAATAGGTGCTGCACCCATATAAGCATTAGATGCCCTATCAAATAGACCACTTGCTCTTTGACCCAATGTTCTTTTAGGTTGAGGCTGGGCAGATTGAACAGGTTGAGATT